CTTCTAATTTTTACTTTTGTAATATTAGAAGTAATAGAAGTGTCTGTGGAATCAATTACATTTAGTAGTTTACTATACTTAAATCTACCACCAAAATTATTGAGATCCTCCGAACTTGCAAATTCTGATAATGTAGATGAAACAGAGCTCTTCAAATTTTGTAAACTGGAAACTTTACTTCCATTATAATAAACAAAAATATCTAATTCTACATTCAGAATTTCAAGATCTACAATACTTTGTTTGATCCCAGCAACTGCATAATCTTTAAGTCTACCTAGGATCAATCCTTTATTGAAATCAGATACAAAGTAATCATTTTTTGGTTTGATTGAAATTTCAACCTCTCCAAATCTTGGAGGTGTCATTTCTTCACCACCAACTACAGAAACTGATTCTGCATCAGGAAACACTTGCTTTACAATTGCTTCGTAATCACTAGCCGTAACCGCCCTGTACTGCGATGAATACGTCTTAGGAGCAAAGTATTTAATAGACTGTATTGATTCAATCTCAGTCCCTCCTTGCGCCTTCTGGTTAGTCGTTACTACGACACTAGTAGTGGGAGAAATTCTTTCATCTGAACCTCCTCTTAGAACACCAGAGAAACTGAAATTTACAACTCCATTTCCTTCGATACCATTAGTTACAATGTAAGATGCAACAATTTGACTTCCAGTTTCTGGTTTCTTACCGATGACACCATCACCAAATAATAATTCATATTTCTCATCTCTTACTTCTTGCAAGAAGAAAATCTCTGATGAAGAAGTAATTTTGAAAACAGTATCAGATCTCACGTACTTATTATCAATACCTTGATCTAATGGGCCTTTAACTCCTACTCTAAGTGTGCTGGTGTCAATAGAAGCATTGTCAAGAATATATCTTTGATCTATAGATCGATCGACATTAAATTTCTTAATTGCATATGATCCTTCATATACATCAATATCAGAGAATACTGCAGTCCTAGCACCAATCTGATTATCTAATGCATTATCTAATGGTGCTGTTGCGGTAACATCTTCTGGAATAGAAAATACGAAACTAGTGTTTTTGGTGTTTCCTACACAAACTAGTCCCGCTTTTAGCGTAACAGTTTGACTGGAACCAGAAAATTTTACGGAAAATGATATTTTTGACTTAGCTGCAGTGCGTGAACGCGGAGTATAACCAATATTACGAGCCAAAGAAACAACATTCTCTCTTAATGCTGCGGATTCAATGAAAGATTCGTTGACAACCATGTTCGCATTGAACGAACTGATGTAAGTATTGTATGCAAGAGTGTCAATTAATACGGAAAAGTTTGATCCTTCAAAATCAAAGTCAGAAAAATCCGAATTTGCTCTTAGATAATCTTTAATTTGATCTCTTATTTGATCAAAATCTAAATTAGCGTACTTTGTAAATGGCATTTTATCTGGTTGCCTCTAATACGAAGGAAAATTCTTGTGTTGGGGTATTCATTCCAACGATATCATATGCTATGACACACTCAAATTCATTTCTATCAGGCGCAGGCCTCACGTTTACAATGATATTGTCAACTCTAGGTTCATACTGTTCAATAACTAACTTGATTTCTTCTTGAATTTGAGAAGAACTTCCGAAGTCAACAAACTCAAACAACAAATCACGAACGGGTGAACCCAAATCAGAGTCAAAAAACCTTTCAGTAAACTGTGTCTGCACTAAATTGCGAACAGCTCTCTGAATTGCTCTCTCATTTTTTAATATAGGCAGATCTTTTGTGACAGGATGAGCCTCAAAAGACAAGGAAATGTCCTTAAACGCCCTTGAAACTCTCTGTGATGCCATTAATAGACCATGAACTTTATGTATTTATGCCCTAATTAGGATATTCTGGTGAATCCTCACGTTCTTGTGCTGTCTTCCAGAAATATTCGTCTTCACGACCCATTCCAAGTCGTTCAAATCCATTTTCGACTTGGTAATATTGAGTCGAAACTTTAAAATCAGGTACTTTTGGTTCGACAGGGGTCAAGCTATTGTCAAAAATACGCAATCTATTGTTTGGATACAGTGCATACTGACCATTCTCTAGCTCAATTAGGTTATGAGACTTGTGTTCGGCAGGATTCTCACTGGTTGCCCAATCAACATAGTCTGGATCATGATGATAGTTGTCAATAGTACAGACATAAGTACCTTTTACGTTTCCAAAGTCCCTTGTATAGCATTCAAAGTCCATTGATCCAATAAATTTCTTATCTACTGAGACAACTCCATAATCCATACAGTTCCAAAACTGAAGGTTCGGTAGGTTCATGTCTGGACTTGGTGTCTCAGGGTCTGTTACAAAGGCACTGATAGGCAATTTATCGTACATGGCGGCATATTCTGGTAGATATGTCTCAAAATAAAAAGCACGCCCAGGAATCGATTTAACCGATACCCAGACGCCCTTTACAAATTCACCATGACCACTTTGATGATCAGTGAGATATTCTTTACGAACCCATACTTCTTGTGAGGGAAGATTGGCAATTAAACATGCCATAATGGCTTAATGCATCTTCACCTATTTAACCCCTTCCTTGACCCCTATAAGCCTTACGAGCCGAGTTTCGCGACGACGCCGCGTATTTTGTGTTCTTACCAGAACCCTGACGAGTTCTTTTGGGTTTACCAGGCATCCAGCCATCTTTGCTGATACCGACTTTTGAACGTACTGCCATAATTAATTCACTCCTCTAGTAATTGCTTCATTTCGTGACGGAAGTTTGCAGGATTCAATGCAGGATCCTGTGTCATATAATATTCATGGGCATAGAATTCCATCTGATCCATGAATTCAGTCTCGGTAAGTTCTTCATGTAGAAGCTCCGAGCCACGGTAGACATTGTAATAATAAGTCTTGTTCTTTCTAGGCATTGCGACCTCCTTAGATAACGCGAGTTTTTTCGTGACCTACCCTGATACGAGGATCACACCAGATCTCATATCCTGCTTCCTTCGCATCAAGACAGAATGATACATCCTCTCCACACATATCCTGTACTGCACCACTATCAAAGACTTGCATCTTCGGAGCAAACCATGGATACTTCATACCCTCATTCTCAAAGACTCCATGCTTGATTAGGATCCATCCGAAACCTGCATAGTCAACTGTGAACGGTTGCTTACGCTTGGCCATCGTGTCAAGTGTCTCATGATTCATGACCCCACCATTGTTCGTGAAGTCCTCTTCCTCTAGCCAGTGCGCCACAGAGGTGGTCTTTCCATCTTCTGTGCAATACCAACCAGAAGCAATGTCTTCGTCCATCAGAACCAACTGATAGAACTTCTCAGTGTTGAATACAATATCACTATCAATCCATAATTGATAATCATACTTTAACTTTCCATCCCAGGGAATCTGATCAGGTCCCCTAAGGACATTCGCTCCAAGACACTTGCATCTTGCAAAGTTTACCATGGAGGAATAGTCCTGACTGATCTGAATGCTCGCTCCGGCTTGCACTAAATCAAAACAGAGTTGTACAAAGTTTTTTAGATATGTATATGATACCCCTCGACCAGGTAGACAGAATACTACTGTCTTTCCTTTGATTATCTCTTTAGCTTTGTCGTAGTCCCACTCTGCAACAGATGCTTTCTTCGCTGGCGGTTTCGCCTTGATCGTAAATCCTTTCGCCATAATCTGAAATGATGAACTCAGTTATTCTAACGTATTATATAGCGTCTGTCAATCATCCACTGGGCAGTCCTCCCCAGTCTCTAATACAATGTCATTCCCATCGCTATTCGCTATGAGACACGTCCCGTCATACCATCCCATATCATTCACCAGATACTCAGGAAGTAATATCATATAATCATGAGTTACTGGATCGATCTCTACAGTCAAATATACTGGCCCAGAATTTTTTTTCATATCGATGTTTCCATTCTTGAAATTATATATGGGACGGGGGTTTTCTACAAAGTATTTCGAGTAATATAAAGCTCGCTTGGGTAACACTTTGTAGACTAGGGGATCCTATCGATTTTATATACGGGGGGGGGCGTCGCCGCCTTAATTAACAACAACCGCGCCGCCCTTAACTGTCAAAAAAGGGGGCATTGTAGCCCCCTTATGTGTTATTCAAATGTAGGGATCTTATCTAATGCTTCCTGCTGATACTTATCAGAACAGACACCTGCAAAGAATGAAGCTTCAGAGGGGAAGAGTTGACCTAAGGTGGGTTGAATGTCTGTCTGAGTGTTACGCTCTACCCAACGGATTGACTGGGTTGCGATGTCACTGCACATTGAGAAGACTGCCATTTGATTGTTAGTTAGTGTGGTTTGAGTTGGTGTTACTTAGTAGTCGATGTTGGAGTTAATGAAGTTCTCAACGTTGAACTTCTCCTCC